GCCAGTTGGGGTTATGGGTGACGGCTCTTGGAACCATTTTACTTGCAGCGTAAATAGAAGTACTCCATGAACCATATTGTGTGTTTGCTTCCATTAGAATGGAAGAAAAATATACGCATCCGTCTTCACCAACAGCCCTCCAGTTGGCCCACTCGGGCCACGTAGCGGGGTCTGACCAGTAGGGGTCGGAGGGCTGATGCTGCTCCTTCTCGAAGGCAAGGCGGTAGTTGGCGTAGTCATTCATTAACGACGCAACTGAACCTTTAAATAAACGCCACGCTAAAGGTTCTTTTGAATAGGAATAGTTATTAGATATGAACTCTTCCGCTGTCATCGGCTGTGTTTGTTCGTTGAGCATGGTTATGGTTGTTTGGTTTCGTTTATCCGCCGGGTTGGCGCAATGCGCCAATACAACTGTTATGTGCCATGCTACCAGACATCAAAACAATGAAGTTTGTGCCAAGTATGGGGCAATTCGTTTTTCAGCAATTTGGACATATTCACTGCTTATTTCGGACAATATCCAATTTCGTTTTAGTTTGTGTGCCATCTTCGCAGTTGTTCCACTTCCACCAAAGCAGTCGTAAACTAAATCCCCTTCATTGCTCCAGCTTACAATATGGTCTTGTGCAAGTTTTTCAGGAAATATTGCAGGGTGTATTCCCTTGCTATCTTGCTCAGTTCCTACTCCGTAATAAAATATATTTCTTTTAATTCTTGTTTCTAATACAGGCTTTCCTGCACCGTGTTTTTTGCTTAACTCATCGCTTCCATTATTCCTCATTGTCCCATTGTTTACCTTGCCTGCATTGAGCGATTTTTCAGTTAATAAATTTACTGTTTTAGGCTTTCCTTTACTAGGCACAAACATATATTCAAACGCTTGCTCATATCTATTGTGGTTTAATGGTGGTGGATTTTCTTTTGCGTAAATCATTGTATCGTGCAATTTAAAGCCACAATCAATAAAAAATAATGCTTGTCTAAAACTTGTTCCGCTTTCACTTCCATTTATTGTTGCATCATTTACAACCCAAACAACTACACCCCCTTCTTTTGTTACTCTGTAAAGTTCTTTGGCAATATCTTCAAATGGAAAGCTATATCCTTTGTACTCCCGAAGATTATCATAAGGCGGTGAAGTAACAGTTAAATCAATGAAATTGTCTGGCATCCTTTTCATAGTGTCCAAATTGCTTTCATTGTAAATCTTGTTCAATTCTAAACCGCACGGCACATAACACTGCATTGGCGAAATAGCCGTTTCAGTGCTGTTATTTGGCTTTTGTTCTTCTATCATCTTTTGTGCTGTATTAAACATTTGTAATTCTATTTCGGCTACTTCGCCAATGCTTTGACGTTATGCGATATGGGGCGACCCTGCATTCGCAAACATTTTGTTACTTAACTCTTTCAATCTATCGAACTCTTGTTGACTAAACCACCGTTGACTATTGCGTTGTAATTCCAAGAGCAGTTCACGTTCTGTAAATTCTGCTTCTGATAACCCACATCGCATAACATCGGTTTGCTGCAAGGCAGGCTGACTGCCGTTATTCAAGTTTTGTTTTTCCATTTTGATTTTATTTATGTGTTGAACTTTTGTGTTACTATGCCTGCCCTGACAGCAAGCCGTGAACCGTTAGGCGTAATTTTTTTTGTCCAGCGCAAATACTCTTTATTTAGGTTCATACTATCAAACATACTTTTGAACATTGTACATAGTTCGTAATGTTCATCGCATTCGAGTTGCTTCATCTTTGCAAATAATGCCTCTTTCTCACCCATTCCATATTTTTCTATAAGCAGTCCTAAAACTCTTCGGCTGACAAAATCGGGATTATATTTTCCCACCCACAGCAAAAAACTACGCCTAACATCGTTTTTGTGCAAGTGGGGGTTATCTGCTATATTCATCATTTGTATTTCAATTAAACATTAGTGGTGGGTTGAAACTTTCGTGCCTTGATGCCCCACCTGCACAAAGCCGAGAACCGTTAGGCGTAATTTTAAACAGCCCACAAATTAGACCAGTTAAAATTGCCTGTTCTTGTTCCGTAAATAGATGTATATCCAAAAGTAACACGATACATTCCATCGCCAAAATCTTCAATTATTTTTCCTTCACCTGAAACATCAGCTTCACGGCAATTTTCAAAGGGCTTATAAACTACCCAATCCCCAACGGAAAAACTACGCCTAACATCGTTTTTGTGCAAGTGGGGGTTAGTGCTATCATTCAACATTTGTGTTTCAAATAAACTTGTCTGCATAATTCATCTTTTGTTTTTCAATTTCCGCTACTGCACAAAGCCGCAAAACGTTAGCGGTCATGGCTACCGTCCTACTCCGTTTTAGCAATTAACGATAAGTCCCGACCATGATATTGATTAAGATTACAAATCTGTGGACGGCTATCAATATATTTCATCATTGCACAATCCTTAGAATGAAACCAACTAACTCCATACCACGGCTGATAATGCTCTTCACAAAATTTGCAATTACATTTAACCTTTCCGATTTTATGCCTCCATTTGAAAGTAAACGGCACTATAATTTTGTACCCTTTATCAATCCAGTTTTTTGGCTTCCGCTTCGTCAATTTGTTGAAGTTTCCGCTTATGTGTATTCCGTTAAAATATGCTCCCATACTATTTAATTTTATCGTTAATTAACCGCACCGAACCGCTAACAAGGCATTTACGCTACCCCTGCGGATGGTTCTCTGTTCATCTCTCAATCCTTTTCACCCACCAGCTCGGCAATGTCGATTCCTTTTTTGCGATCCTCGTCTGTTATGTCACATTCGTCCAAGTCGCCTCGAAGGCCGGGCAGTGCCGAAAGGCTGGTGCAGTCGCCGCGAAGGCCGGAGCAGTCGCCGGAAAGGCCGGTGCAGTCGCCCGCAGGCCGGTGCAGTTGCCGTAAAGGCCGGTGCAGTCGCCGGACAGGCCGGAGCAGTCGCCGGACAGGCCGGTGCAGTTGCCGATCATTTCGCCGTTAGTGCCATCAACTTTAATGTCACCCTTGTAGTGATAAAGTTTCGTTGTAACTCTTGATAGTGCTTTTTTCATTTGTTCGTTTGATTAGCGGTTAATTGATTTCACCCACCAACTCGGCACTTCGTTACCCGTGCTATCACGAAGCACCAGCCCGTAGTCGGTGTATTGCTTCGTTACTTTGATTCGTCTGCCATCTTCAAGCAAGGCCTCGGACTTGCAGGCCAGGAGGAGTAGGAAGAGGCCGAACGCTAAGACTGACTTCATAGGCGCGTAGCTGGCAAGTAGTCAACCAAAGATGTGTCACCAAGCACCGGGGCGATCTCCCGGTACTGAATTGCTCCCAGGGTGTCCCGGTACTGCATCACCCCGATCTCGTCGAGCGGTACGGTTACCTCGAACGGTTCCCCGGCCACTCCGGCGCAGATGTAGTCCACGCCATCGCTGTCGAAGAAGCGGTACTGAAACTCGGTTCCGATAACACCCGTTGGTCTGATGTGCCATACGCATCGGGTGCGTGTGTCCTCCGGCGGCGCGGGACATTTCGGGTTTTCGGTTTGCTTCTCGCAGGCGGTCAGCAGGACGGCGGCGAGGATGAGGGTTAGGATTGGTTTCATTGTTTTGAGCTATGATAGGTTTCGTAGTAGTATTGTTCGGCCCATTCTTCAGCATTATCTCTTGAGAACAGGTAAGTAATTCCGTACGGTTGATCGCAAGACTGAAAAAACATATCCATCTGAGCGCAAATCATCTGCTCCTTCTCCATCTCCATAGCCTTCTCAAAATCACGAGCCATTAACTCACGGTCAAGGCTTATGTCCCATAGCCACTGCACCGCTGTCTGTTTCTTTGCCATGTTATCGGTCGTTATTAGTGTTCAATTTATACTCACAATTCTCCACCCCAAACGCGCCCTTCCTACGATGTCCGGTCTTAACCAGTAGTCCTTCGTTCATCAGATCGGTGAGCGTCCTGCGAACGGATGTAAGCAGACCGCCCACGATTGCATGAACTTCCGGGGCGATGTATCCGGTGTTGGGGTTATCCCGGAAAAGGGCCAGCACCTTAGCGTTCATAGCCGAAGAGGAACGGGCGATGCGGCGGGTGTCCTGCTCGGATGGCGTGTATCCCTTGGCGTGGATTCGTGGCTGGGTGAAGAGGTCGAAGTTCATAACCTTACAATTTCCACCGGGGCAACCTGCTCCCGGTACTGGTTTAATAACAGGACTGCATCGGCAATCCGCGATTTCAATAGCTCCTGTTCGGACTTCCCGGCAGAAACCCGAAGGATGAAAATTCCAAGTTCCTTCGTTCGTACTCGCGGGTCAAACGAAACGAAGTCGCACCATGACCGACCAGTACACAGCAGGTTCATTTGTATCTGCCAAAAGTATTCGGCAGGAAGGTCGTCAGCCTTCCGGGCCATGCGGTACTTGAAATGGTTCACGGTCTTAAATGGACACTTGATTTCGATGATGCCAAGTTCACCCACCAATCCATCCGGCGAACCTCCGGCGTGTGTGCCGTAAGGCTCAAAGTATGCTTCCTGAACTACGTTACCCGTCAGTTTCGTGTACCACTCACGGGCCATTGGTTCGTGTTCGGTACCCCAGTCCAACGCCGGTCCGTAAATATCGGATGCCGGGAATCCTGTTTCCAGTTCGACCAACTTTTCAAGGATGTAGGTCTTCCCTGTTTCGCTGAACACATTTCCGCCCTTGCCGGACGGGATTAGTTTGTGGATCTCCGATGCGGTGAAGCGGCCTAACCGCTCTTGTATCCATTCCGCGCTGCCTTGCTGGTTCATTTGGTTTCCTCCTTTGCTTCTGAGTTAACCCATTCTGCATAGACCGAACGGAAGGCGATTTCGTCTTTGCGGTTCAGGTCGCCGCCAAAGACTTTACCCAGCTTCTCCGCTGCATCTTTGAGAGCGAACGATTCCGCCGCCGGGAGGTTCTTTTGAACCGCGTTCGGGATGATCGAAGAAAAGTCCGCAGGGTTGCTGCCGGAACGCACCTGGATTGGCACCGCACCAAGGCCGTCCATTTCAATCCATTCAAGGGTCGTAGGCTCCTGAACGCGCAGGCGACCGTGTACGCATATGCTGTTAGCGATCACTTTGTAATCCATCACCTGCCACTCCCAGCGTTGGTAAATTGTACGGAGCAGGTGTTCGATGCGCTCGATGGGGATATACTTAACCCCCTGGTTAGTCTTAATCCAATGCGGATTAGGCTCTGAGTTCAGTTTTTCGAGGAACTGCCCATGTAATGCGGCCATTTCCGGTTTGGCGTGTAGGTCTTTGAGTTGCACGGGTCGTGCTGCTGCTGTCTGTTCCCGCTTTGCGGGTGTCGTTGTTTGTGTCATTGGTTTATCGGTTTAGGTTGTTTCGTTTATATCACCCCGCCACCACAGCGGCAAGGAACAGGAGTGCGGAAATCAGGGCCGCACATCCGGCGGTTGCGATCAGTACGGTGCTGGTGTCGAGGTCGGATTGTTTCATTTTTTGTGTATTTCGATGGTGGTGTAATCGGGGTAGAGGGTTGATGGCCTTACTACTACACGATAATCTTCGTTAACAACAAGCGAACGAAGACTGGCTTTATTGTTGTGTTCAACACCATGTGCTATTTGAATTGCATCAGAATCTCCAAAAGCCTTCTTACAAAATTCGACAAGGTTGTCATCGCAAAGCGATTGAAACACCCCCTCTTTAATCGCCAGCGTATCCTCCTCGAAGTATTCCGGAAACAATTCTTTAAGTGCCTCCTGCGGCGTTGACTTTTCTGCGGCGCGTAGTACGGCCTCTTTTGTGATGGTGGTCATAGTATGCTGTTTAATTGTTCGTGCGTCAGTATCATCGTATTCCCCCTGTTATCTTGCAGTCGTACCCGCGTGATGCCACGCCATACGATGCGAAGGGGGCGGTTGTATCGGTCGAGGAAACATGTCATTGGTTTTCTATTAACTGAATTAAAATCATTATCTGTTTATCCCTTGCTGCGTCCCATGCTACGTCCCATGCTGCGGCCCTTGCTACGTCCCATGCTGCGGCCCTTGCTGCGGCCCATGCTGCGGCCACTGCTGCGGCCCTTGCTGCGGCCACTGCTGCGGCCACTGCTGCGGCCCTTGCTGCGGCCAATTCTTCATCGGTTGCCTCACCTACGGCATATAGCTCCGCCACTTCCACTGCCTTACAGCTACGCTCGTCGGTGAGCAGATGCCATACCTCACGAACGCACTTACACGCGAACAGACGTAAAGTGCGGTCATCAAGCATGCCTTTGCGCGTAGCCGCCCAGATGCGATCTTTTGCCGGGATGCGCTTGTCTTTCAGGATGTCAAGGATTGTACCGGAGAAGTGGCCGTAGCGTTCCTGCGGGTCATAGCACGGCTCAAACTTTTGAAAGTCAGCCCATGTGAGGGTGTGTAGATGGGTCATTGCGGAATCGTTTTAAGGTCTTCGCTCAGTTCGTTGTAAAGCTCATCCAGTCCGGCATCCTTCACCTGTTCGGTTACGATGAAGGCCTCGATATAGCAAGCAGCGGCGTTGAATCTTTCGCGGAAATGCCGTGCTGCTGCGGCTTGCATGGCGGTGTAATGCACCGGGTCAACCGCGATGTAGGTGATGGTTTGGGTCATCGTTTTGGTTATTTAAGAACTCGCGCATCGTTAAGCAGTTCCGCGCCGAACTCAGTTAAGTTGTTGATCTGCTGGTCAAGTTTCCGCGCCTGTATTTGCAGTTCCTTTATCCGGTCATTCAGTTCGTTGCGTGACCACTCAAAGCGTGTCTTTTCGAGCTTGGCTATTGCGCGGAACTCCTCTTCGAGGATGTCGTTGTAGCGGATGCGGAGGGAGGTAGGCGTGTCGCTCATTGCTTGGGGCGGATGAGGAAGTAGTGGGCCCAAGGAACAAGCATGCTCATCGTGTATACAACTGGGGCTTTAGAATTGCTGTCATCGTCAAACACGACCAAATAGCACCCATCCGGGCATTCGTTCTTTCCCCACTCAATTAGCTCCATTCCGTCAGGAACTTTGAAGCAGGGGAATCTTTTCAGCAGTTCCTCGGTTGGGCTTGTAGCTGGTTGCTTGTCGGTGAATTGAAATTTGTGGTGTTCAACCATGACAACCGTTCCGTCATTCTTCTCAATTAGTGCTACTGAGTAGCTTCCAGATCCCTGATTAGTATCAAGTCCGAACTGAAGGAAAGTACCCTCCTCATCCGACGTTTTTAACTTTACTGGTCTTCCATACATTGTTATCTGTGTTTATTGGTTATCGTCTTCCTGTTCATCCTCCTCCTCATGCCGCTTTTCATCAGCAGCCATTTCGTCAAAGGCTTCGTCATCGCGCTCGTACTTTGACTTCCAGCAGCGAGCTTCCGGGTCGAGGTCGTACTTTAAGCTCATTTCAGTTTTGCTATTTTGCGGGAAGTTTCTTTAACCTCAAGTTCACGACGCTCAATCTGTCGTATAACCTCGTCAATGATTCGCTGGTTATACCATTTGCCAGCAACTACGTTCATAACGGAGGCACGAGTTACCTTCAATTCGTTTGCTACGTCAGCATACAGGCCGTAGTAAACTCGTTTGCGTAGTTGCTTTATAGCTGTTCTGTCAAGTGTCATAACTGAAATTTATACCGCAAACATAGGCCGCACGGTTACAAAAGTCAAGTGTTTTAACTAAACAATTTATTAACAATTACTAAACAGATAGTAAACGCCGGGCGGCGGTGGAGGGACTGCCGGAGGTGTAGGCGCATTGTAAACCGCTTAATTTAACTATAACTGAACGTCTTCCTGATTCCTGGAAGGCGTTTTTCGTTTGTTTTCGACGGTAAAATGTTAAAAGTGTTAAAATACTTGCGCATCGTAATACGCTGTAATACCTTTGACCTATCAAATTCAAACAACCGACACAATGAACGCAGTAGAAATCAAAGAAATCGGAAACGGCACTTTTGAAGTGACAAAAGGGAACCTTTGCCTTTATAGCAAGCCTTGTCCTATTCGCGGCCGTTACACCGAATGTATCGTTAAATCAGAAACCGTTCATACAATTGTTTCTAATTCTGACGAACGCTTTTCCGAACTCTACATCGCGCTGCATCATTACAGAAATTCAATTTAATAAAATTCAAACGACACGACACAATGGAATACAACGGATTCATCTCACGCGAACTGGCCGAAGCGTTCGCGGCAACCTGTAACGGCAAAGTAGAGCAGTACGAAGTTAATTACCTGAAGGTGCCGGGCAACGATGGCCCGGTGCAGATGTGGCGGGTCATTGACCAGGTGGCCGATGAGCGCATGGAAGTAGTGAGCGTCCGTATGCCCTACGCACTTTTCGAGCGCGCGCGCCTGATGGCGCGGAACGAGGGTACATACACCAGCGATGTCATTCGCCGGGCGTTGGAAGCGTATGTGAAGTGATACAACGGGGCCGCGAGTTAGTTGATCGCGGCCCTTTCATCTCACCCACGTCCAAACCTCCGCATACTCCCCCGCCTTCGCTACCATCCCCGCCCGGTTGCTGAACTGCCAGCAGCGGGATCCCGAATAGCTATCACCGTACACTATACCTGACGACCATGCCCCGACAAGGGTCTGATTCCAGCCGGGATACGCCCGGTCGGCTTCAAACCCCGGCAGGAAGGCCATGCCCCGGTCGGGAGTTCCCGGCAAGATGTACGCATCGTCAAGGTATAGTGCTACTTCCGTGCTGTCCGTTTCAAGCGATGATCTGACGGTGGCAAGGCGGAAGGATAGCCGCCCGGACAAGCTGCAAGGCACCGTTACCCGTTGCCACTCCCCGCCCGATACCAGCGGCGACCGCCACAGCAACGAATCCCCCACCCTCACCTGTAACTCATAGGGCGATGATGCGCCAGGAACGGTGTGCCGGTAGCTGAAGGCCAAAGAGCGAACGGGAGAGGTAACGATTAGCCGCCGGGTAGCTATTCCGGTCAAGCGGTTCCCAAGCTCCACGCCTTGCGCCTTGATGTCGTACACGCCCACTGGCAGTGTTACGCGTAACGAACCTGTAACCAGCGTACACCGTCCGGCAATAGTCCACAGGGCGGTGTTGTATCCGGCCACCCTGACCGATACGCCCATTCCGGCCTTGACCGTATCTGCGGACGCTGTGATGGTCGGCGCGCCCCACTTGTACCCGTATGAGTTGCCCGCGTACACTACACGCCCCGTATCGTTACCGCACCATATCGAACGGGCGGGCACTTGATCGCAGCCCTGCCCAGCGAAGCGGTTAGCGGTTATCGCGGTTACGCCTTTGGGCGTTGCCGGGTACGGGTGGCGGATAACGTCTTCGGCTGAATGGAAGTCGCAGCCCATGACGGTTAGGCTATCTCCTCCGAAGTATCGGGATGCAGATCGGTCGTGCCTTTGCAGAGACACATACCCTGCACCGGAACCAAACGAGCAGCCCACTACGCGGAAGGAACAGGTGTGCCCGCCTCCGTCTATAAAGACCCGGCATCGGTCGAAGATGCACCGGGAGATGGTGGCCGTGGTAGTGTCTGAGATTGATCCAGCCCAGATGCCGTAACCGTAACCTGCACCACGGGCACCGATGAACGCGCAACTATCCACCAGCGATGCGCCGCACCTACGCAGCCATAACGCCCATTTATGAGCGTTGTAGAATTGGCATCCAACTACCCGCAAGCGGTAACCGTCCGAGCGGATAGCACACCAACTGCTATCTTTCGTGAAACGCTGCGTATAGGGGTTATCGGTCGGCCCTACAAACGTCACGCCCGATATGGTCACATCGGAAGCTGTGACGATCAACGCGGCGTTCATGGATTCGCCGCCGGAGTAGAACGACCCCGACACTATGCGCCCACCCTTAATGGTTACCCCGTCCTGTGTCACGGAGAGCGGTGGGCGACCGCTTGCGTCGATGGTTCCGCGCAAGGTGATAGTGGAAACCCCGGCACGGAGTAGGCTGTCGAGTTGGGGGTATGTGGTGGCCGTGGCGGAACCAATCCTTTGGGTAGAGGGTGCCGCGCATCCGAGCAAACAAAGAGCGATGAGCAGGCGAACCATCACCCAGAAATGTAGATCGTTTTACCATCCTGCTTCGCTGCACGGAGGCACTGACCTCTCGGCTTGTCCGAGTAGCTGACGTGTACCCACTGGTCAAACTCCTGAATGAGTTGATCGAACCTAATGCCGGAACGCTTTATCCATTGATATAGCTCTTCGATGGTCATGCCTGGTACGTTGATGTCCGCCGCGTCCCCTGTGGTGTGCTGCGACAAAGCGGCTCCGCCGATGGCCCGGTTTAGGGTAACTGACCGATAGCCCGAGGTTACCGCAACGATGCCGCAGCCCATACGGATCGGTTCCAGCACAACCTCACACAGCAGCGTTAACCTTCGGATCACCTCTGGCGTTGGCGTGTTGTCAATACCTCGCCGCACGGCGGTCTGCGAGCGCGTGAGTTCTGATAGTGTGAAGTGCTGCGATAGGTTCATTTGGATAGCTTGATTTTCTCATACGACCTTAAACCGCCAAGTCCAATCATACCGAACATGAGTTCCCATAGGTTATCATCAAGTCCAGGCATTTCAGCAACGGTGTACCCAAGCGAAGGAGCGGCCCATGTGATTACAGGACGCAGCACGAATTGATAGGCAAGTGCAACGCCACATACCCAGCCTATGAACGGCCGCCAGCCAGCGACAAAAACAGACTGATGCGCGGCTTCGGCCTTGTTAACTTCAAGCTGACCGGCAAGCTGCGAGAGTTCGCCGCTTAGTTGCATCTTGACAAGTTCGGCCTGAGCCTTTTCACGTTCGGCTTTGTCGGGGATCACGCGGTCGAGGATTTTGGCCCCGATATTCAGAACGCTGTCCAGTATCATTCCGTTTCCTCCACCACTTCAATCTTAGCCTTGCGAATGAGTAGCACCGTTTTCAGGCAGTCAACCCGGCGGGTGTAGCCTTCGCTTTGCGCCACGATCTTGTTATTCTTTGCAACGAACCGGAACCGCCATTTACGATCCGTGTCCTTGTATAAAACTGCTTTCATGGTTCTGTTGTTAAGCAAGTAAGGGGGCGGCATAACCGCCTACCCCCTTACCTAACACACATAAACTGATTGATTACTTAGTGTAGTCCTTAAAATAGACTTGCAGGACAAGGTTAATCCCGATCACTACCTGCGCCACAATCTCGGCAGGTATCAACGCGCTGTCAGCCGTAGCGTTCAGTAGTTGGATGAGGATACCAGCACCGTTAACGACGTAAGAAGCTACGTTAACGGACGGGCTGAACACGCCGGACGGGAACCAAGTGGAGAGTACCAGCGTGAGGGCCATCGAAACTATGGACATCCAAGCAGCAGCGGTAACGCTGAACAGACCGGAATAGGCACCAATGGCACCGACCAGCAGGGTAGCGATGTTTACAAATGCGGATTTTTTCATGTTGTTTGTTTTTTTTGGGTTAATGTGTGTTATCTACTTTCTGAATTGTTCCGTAGTATCCAATGGCCTTGCCGGTTTGGTCTTTCATCACCACGGCGCGGCCAATGACATCGAACGGTTCGCCGCTTGCATCTACCATGCGGTACTCCATCTCAAAGTCCCGGTTGTCCTGAACCGCTTGCGCCCATTCCTCGCGCACATCCGAGCGGTCTTCCGGGTAGATACAGTTGACCCATCCGTTACCAATTACTTCCTCATGCGTCCGGCCCGTCATGCGTAGGTATTGCAGGTTGCAATGGGTACAACCGCCGTTCTTATCAGTCTCGAACACGCCGTATTGCTCAGTAGTGTTATCCCTTGCCCTTTGCTTTGCCACGATCAGGTTAACCGCATCCCGGAGCGAACTACCTCCGTTAGGTTTGAGTTCCTTCACTACTTCCGCCACGGACGTACGAACCTCCTGCACCATGTTTGCAAGGCCCTGCATGACTTCCATGCTGGCCTTTTGCTGCGCGGTGAGTAGTTCGATTTGTTGCCTCATGGCCTTTGGTGTAGTCAGTTTATACCAGCACTCCCGGATCCACCGCAGTAGCGTCCGGCCCTTCCACAGAACAGCCGCCGCCCCCGAAACCGCCAGTATCAGTTCCGACCATGCTTTGAGTTGTTCCATACTCACTCTCAAAGGGTGTCATTACGGTTTAATTTTCTTTGCGTACTGCGACACGAAAACCATCCACCCGTCCTGCGTTAACCATTGTTTCATGTCAGCAGTTGCCGAGGTGTTATAGGCCGCGGTATAGTTGGAGTATGCCTCGTTCCAGCTTGCGGCCCGGAAGTAGTCGTATGAGAACTCCGGTTCACACGAATAGATAATGACCACGCTCATCTTCTTACCCCTTGCCTTTGCCTTACTTGCCAGCGTTCCCATACGCGCCCGGACGTAACCGTACTGGCTTGAACCACTCATGGAAGTGGAAGCGCGGTAACAATGCAGGAACACCCGGTCGGCGTTTACCACGATGCTATCCCAAGCGGCCTCTGACGGCCAGCCCATGTACACGCACGGCATAACACGATTAGTCCGGCACCAGTTACCAACGGAGCGTATCGTGGAATAGAACCCAGCGTAGTCGTTGGTGTTGTATGGCTCGATCTCCGAGATCACCGCGTCAATTCGTGCGCTGTCCACCACGGCCCGGTTGTATGAGTTCAGGCCGGACGTTACGCTGGATGCGCTGCTGTATGGCATAGCCACCGAGCGAACACCTCCTCGACGTTCGCGGATTATTAGATCGGCAAGCGTTCCATGACTGCTGGTACCTACGCGGCTATCCGCTCCGTAGATTGCGTCAAGGTTTGCGGCCTGACGTTTGAGCCAGTCGGCGTGTGCCTGACGGGACGAAGGCGATGCCGATACGGTGCTATACTGGTTAGAGTAGAAACCACGCACGCCCGTCTTGACCGTCCATGTGAGGTAAGCGGTCAAGGCGATAGCAGCCCCACCAACGGCGGCGGTTATCTGTTTTGTTGTCATTACAGGATTGCCTTAACCTGGTTCAGTGCGTCCTCATTTTGCGATGTCACCAGCTCGTACAGGTTTTGAAGCGTTGCGGCGGGCAGGTCTTTGACAGAAACGCCAGCATCGGCGTTAGCCTGCCATAGTCCGGTAAGCGTTGAAGTGAGCGTATCGGTCACTTCGATACCGAGAGCCGTGTTGTTTACAACGAACAACGCCCAGAGCGTTTGAACGTAGGTAGAGAGTAGGAGCTTTTCCATTAGATGTAATCCAGTTTTTGAATGATGAGGTTATCGGTGTCAACAGAACCGTTAAATGTTCCGGTAGGAGTCAGGTAAAGAGCGGAATCCAGCCCGTTGGTTGAGCAGGTAAAAGTGTACGTTCCGTTTTCGGTAATCGTACCCACTACGCCTGAATCAAACTCAAGTGTGAGCGTTCCGGCGGTCATTCCACTTACTGTAATTGTGATTTGAAGGTCAGAGGATGCCGCCCACGCCCCTGATGCCGATAGTGCCAGTACGCCGGAACTATGTGTGTAAACCGTCCCTACATTCGTCCATCCAAGAGCCGGCGTAATTGTTTTCGATTGCTCCACATATCCCCTTGCCCGGTTGAACTTCCAACCGTAGAAGTGCATATTCACGCCAAACAATTCACTTATGTACGACCACATTACGTTGTCGTGCTTTGCTGAATCGGCTACGTTAGGACCATTGCCTCCGGTTTGAATTACGAAAGTTTCCTGATCTGGTGTGCTTCTGTTTAAGCCAATAGTTACAAACGTACCATTAGCATCAAGCGACTGGACTACGAATGTTCCGTAGTACCAAGCGTTTACTTCTGGCTGAGGAGGAACGGCCAGCAGGTCATCCATAAGCAAATGAGCCAACTCCCAAGATTCAATCTGGTAGCCGGTTTCATTCTCGACCAGTAGTTTAATCTGGTCAGGACGTTCTAAGTAACCGTTCATGGTTGCAGGGTGAATTTCCAGCCGTAGAAGTGTGCGTTAATGTCGGTGTATTCGTTTACTGTGTCGAATGTCACGCATGGTAACACGTTACCGATAGGCAGCATTGATGTTGCAGACGAGATAAATGCAGATGAAATTGAATTTACTTTCGTAACAAACTCAACCGACCCAACATTGTACGACTGGATTACAAAGTCACCGAAGTAAACGGTATTAGCAGGAACGCCGCCAGACTGAAGAGTACTAAGGTCGTCCGAGTGAAGTATAACGAGTTCGCCGTCGACCATTCCATCATTATCAGCGTCAACAGATACGATAGTTCCGGGCGCAAGTCCTAAAACATTTTCACACAGCCTTGCAGCGTCAATTTTTCGGAATATGTGATTGTGCATTTTTTTCTGTTTAGTTTAAAGTAACAGCCTTACGGGGCTGTTATTTGGTAATTAACCGTTAACCACGCAGCTATCGAAGAAGTTAGCAGGTCCGGCAACCGGACAGGGGCTGTCGCCGCTGGTCCACTTGCACTGAACTTCCCATACTACATAGCTATTAACGTCATCCTGAACCGGGTTCTTCGGGGCCAGCGTCACAGGTGCGCCCGTGAAGTGGATGTAATTCTCCGTCCTGTAAACAAGATGATATTCAGATGATTGACGAATAGCGTTGTAGAAGTCGCAGTTATCGCCGTAGTTCGGGTCACGATAGGTAAGGATGTGGGTGGTGTTCCCGTTGCTGGTGGCGTTATCTCCAAAGCCGGGAAGTTCCGAGGTAGTTCCTCCGTCATAGCTCCCCTGCGTCTTATAGATCGCGTACACCTTACCTTGATCCACCCCGGTAGTCCAGAGTGTTTCGTTGGTAGGGTTCGCCTCCAAAGTCGCTTTGTAGCTGCTATGAACGAGGGCCACCGACCGGATGCGGCCAAACTCTGGGGTTACGCACGGGTTACAAGTGTAATCCGGTACGGCACCGCCTGAGCAGTTGGACGCGGGGAAATAGTAGCTCATGTTATGCTCTTTTGTTAGTCGTTACAATCCTGACAGGCCAAACAAGACCTGTCCGCTTGAATTTCGATGCTGTAATTAACCGCGATCAGCACCGACGTACTTAATTGCCCCGGTAAGGGGGCCTTAAACTCTCCCTGAAATACCTTATCTGCTTCCGTGTCCATCGAGGAAACGGAGATAGAAACTTTATGCAATCCGGTCAGGCCAATGTCTGTCCGCTTCATTTCAGACGGCATACCTGCATAGAACAGCACGGCCAAATCGTTGCCGTCCATAGCTACCCGCTCCGGGTCTGCGAAGATGATGGAGCGCATATTGAAGCGAACGCCGATGACGGTCTGCCCTGCCCCGAACTGAGATGCCGGAACATTGAAAGGCGTGACGTTTACGCAGCGGTGATATACGTTCACGCTATACACATCGTAAGGCGTCACGTCCTCGCCGTTGTATGAAATGGCGTAGTACTGCTCACCGTCCTGATCCACTCCAGCTATCATCTGCGAGAGGCCGTACCATGCACCGGACTGAAAGCCGCGCCCGTTCAGCTTACCCGTTTGCAGGGTGCTGTTAATATAGTTGACTATGGGCTTTAAGACCTTCACGCGTTGAATAGTTCGTCGATGATTTGATCGGCGGTGTTTTTAAGGACGGTTCGCTCCTCGCGGGTCAGGCCGTACACCTTGCCGTACCCCTTCCATCCTTTGCGGCTGTGAGCGGACACGTTTACAATTCGTTCGGATTGACCCTTACGGATAGTCCCGCGTTTGGTGCGTTTGGATATGTCCCGCTTATGCGCCTTTACCGTGGTGGCCTTAGTTCCATTTTGCAGCCAATCGGCTTTCTTCACGTTATCCGGGTTATTGAATCCAAGACCGTAACCCGTATCGGTGGGGATGACTTGAAAGTCGTTCTCCATGTTCCGGGTCAAACTCAATACGACCTTTCCATCATTCTCCCGATTCTTTTTCTTGACCCGATACTTCAGGTAACTATTTGAGTAAGTACCGATGGGCTGACCGTCCGCCCGTTTACCTTGCTGGTGGATTCGTGGGCGTACAAGTGATAGGGCGGAATCTGCAATAGCCCTTAGAACCTTGTCGTTATTCGGGCCTCCGGTTTCAAGTCCTTTGATCTGCTTTAACAGCGTCCCGGCTATGTCTGCGATATTGCTTGAATACGTCAGCATCCAAATACGGGGCTTGACTTGACTTGGATGAGGTTGTTGCACTCAAGGCAGATGTCCGAGGTGTCGAGGGTCAGGCCGTCCACGGTCATTTTAAGCACCCGCTCGAACTCCGCATCGTAGAAGTCTTTCAGTTCCTTTGCCTGTTCCCTATTCACCGTCCACTTGTTGATCCGGTCGCTGCTAAGACGTTCAAGCATCAGTTCCGCACCCATGAGGTACCATAGGGGTAGGTCGAATAGTTCGGGGTTAGAACATGCCAGCGCATCCAGCTTGCAGGTTAGCGTGTAAACTACACTAAGGCCGTGGGCGTTGGTGGATTCGGTAATGGCCGTAGCAAGGGATCCCGTGCCGCCATTTACATAGGCCTTGCAGCCCTGACAGGTGTTGATGTCGCCGTCGATGGTCAGGGTAACCGTAGAAAGCGAAGCGGCGAGAAATGCAACCCAAACCTTTTGAGCGGTGAACGTCTGATTCACGCTAATCGTGTTCCAACCGCTAACGAGGTTTTGGGTCTTAGTCCACAGGGTTGCCCCCGTGGCACAATCGAATACTTTGAAGGTCGCCCCGGTTTGGTTTCCGGTGGCGTAGAACTTAATCTCTTTGATAGCGTGAGCGGTGAAATTGCTCCGCTTTTTATCATCATCAATGCCGCGTCCGAGGTCGAACACAGGTCCTCGATACTCACCAGATACTGCTCCGGTCGTAGTGCCAGTGTCAACTACCTGCCCTAAGTCCAGCGATTGCAGCGCACTATTTAGCTTGTACTTGGCGGCCAGCTTTGCGCGTAGTTCAGTCGTAAACCGATAGATGGCACGGGTCTGAATGGTATCCCATACGCTAACCGCCGTTGCCCTTTCTTCGTTGGCAAGGCTTTCAATGCCCTTAACCGTAATGCCCGGAAGCGAATTAACGGAAAGGGAGGATGCGGGGGTATTAGCCCCGCACCCTTCCAAACCGATGCGATCACGCAAGCACTCCATTAAGCGCAGGTGTCGCAGTTAGTGGTCACGCTGTACAGCAGTGCGCCGTTCACGAGGAACTGCGAATCTTCCATGCGGTAAGCGTCAGCCGGAATCTGGTACAGACCGAAGGTCTTGGACAGAATCAGGTTGTAGCCTTTTTCAAGGGTTACGCTTTGATCGCTGTAAGCGTCCGTGTAGGTACCGCCGCAATCGTCGTACTTAAGCTGTGCATCGAAGTTAACAGGGGTAACAAGGCCGGTAACATTGTCGATGTACGGGAGGGTGATTTGGAAGAACTCAGATACGCCCTTATTGCCAGCTTTGAAGCCGGTGTAACGGTCGTAGGAAACGAACTTCACAGCACCAGGCTCGAATACGCCGATGTTGTTAGAAGCGATTACGCTGTCGAAATCCTGATCGAAATAGAAGTCCATGCCAGCCAGCGCGATACGGGTGTCCATACCAAACTGATCGGCAGAGGTCTTCATACCGTTAGCCATGATTACGTTCAGGAAGTTACCGCCACCAACTACCTGCGGACGACCAGTCAGGTTGTTTTTCCGGTAATCTGCGAGCAGTCGCGGGAAACCTTGGTCGAACTTTTGAACCGTGGTGTCAGCCGAAAAGTTGATCGTGGTAGCCGTAGATACACCCGTGACTCGGTTGCGTCCCCACGAAATAAGTCCGAGCAGGTCATCATTAACGCCGTCCATGATAGCGTTAGCTGCGTGCTGGATGTCCGTAAGGATTTCAGCGATGAAGGAGGTGCCGGGCTGCGAGCCGGGGGCGTTCACGCGAGCGGAAGCATCGGCCATGTACTGAGCGATGGTTTCATCGTTCCAGTGCATAGCGATTTGCCGCACGTTGTTGATGGATACCGTACCTTCCTGCCACGAGGGAGTAAGTACGTTATCGCAGGACAGGGAAGTATCGGTCTGCACCTTGGTGTAACGCTTCTTATACTTGATGTCCACTTGCTTTTTATGTCCGGGTTCCGAAGTGATACGGATGTCGGACGGGCGGGTATTGGTGATAGCCATAGCTAGGAAGCCATGAGCATCCACCTTTACGCCGGGATAGGCCGCCCCGGCGACCGTAGCGAGGTCTTGGAGGAGCGGTTTAGCGAGGCCGTTAGCCATTGTTTGTTAGTCTGTTTTAAGAGAATGATTCAGCGGCTTTCCGGTTTGCCTCCGCGATTGCGGACATATCCGGTGCCGGTTTGCCGTTAGTGGTGGGAGCAGGCATAGGGGCCTGGTTCCATCCGGTAGCGGCGGGTTTGGGTTGCGGGGTTCCCGATGCGGGGGCCGCCACTTTCAAAAGTTTATTGTCTGCCAGTACGCGTGAAGCAAAGCCTTTGAAATCAACGGGAGTATTGTTTTCGTAAGCCAGCATCCCCGCCTCAGTGAGCAGCGAGATGGAATTTGTTTCGGGATCATACCCGACTTTGTATTTCGCCTCAGCCAGCTTGCGGTTGAGCAGGGCGTTGGCGGTGTCAATAGCAATTTCTTTGGGGATGTCAAGGCCGTACTCAAAAGAGGCCAGCGTCCCGTTGATGGCCTGAGATTGCAGGCGGTTGACCCATGCAGACCGCTCCTGCTCGACCGCGTTCTTTGCGGCTTCCTGAGCGGCTTTCAGGTCGGCGTGGAGTTTGCTGATCTGCTCCTCCACTTCTTTGGCGGGTTTGGCTGTTTTTGCTGCCGTAGCCTTTACCGTTTCTACGGCCTTAGCATACTTGCCCATCAGGTTCTTTTCGGCCATGATGGCATCCACCGTAGCGGAATCCCATCCCATTTCATCGGACAGGCGGCGAAGATGGGCCTCCCCGCCCTTAGCAAATAGGGCGTAGTAATGGTCTTTGAGCGTGTCGTTGTTCCTTGCTGCGTCGAGCGTGTAAAAAGCCTTGTTGATGTTCCCGGCAAGGTCGTCCGGGATGGTAGTAGTCCTTACCGCGTCAGAGGATAGAACGTCAATTAGTTGTTTGTCATCGGCGGGGATTCCCGCCTGTTTTGCGAGGTTGTTGATGAAGTCTCCGAGAGTTGCCATAGGGCCGTTATCTGTTGAAAACAAATGTCGGCGCATTAACTTTTGGTTTGGTTTATATACTGCCTTTGATATAATTTTATATTATATCACGCTATGGCAAAAAGACGCCTAACTCCAAACTGCTCATCACACGTCGTCAAACTATGCGACCAATCCCTAAAAGGGGTGCAACTTGTCAAGATCAAACGGCTGCGAGGAGGTCAAAGTACTATCTCCGATGCTATTAACTACATCGTGGAGGATTGGATTGATAAGAATTACATTAAACTGATGAGGGACTAAGCGGGAACCAGCGCCCTTACATCCTCCGGCACCAACGCCTCCGGCACCGGGATTATCGAGTGTCCGCAATTGTATCCGCCAGCGTAGATAAAGAAGTTGGTGGAATTGGTTTCCTTCCTTAACCCTTGCGTATCCACTTCTCCGCTATTCAAGCGGCCCTTGATAATATCCGGAACTTGCGAGATGTGAAAATACTCATTCTCCGGTTTAGTCATGGCCTTGCAGAATGGACGGGTAGTGCGTAGGTTGCTACCCACATACCGGAACCATTTGAAACCTAAATCATCAGTTACCGCCTTTTGATACGTCCTATTGAATTGGTTAATGCCGTCTGTTGTTACCTGCTTTGCGTACTTCATCAACTTCCCTGCATCCTCATCGGTTCCGACAATGGTAGTACGCAGCCTTTCAGCAAGGTCGCTATAAGAGCCTCCCGAAGTGATCGCGGTCTTAATCATCTCACGTAGCTGGTCTGTATAGTTAGCCCCTATACCGTTTTCCGTCAAAGCCGCCACCGCATCGTTAACGGCCTGTTTCCTCACTTCTGCCAGCATCTTAGGCGGGGAGTAGCGGTCAGCTACGGTACTAAAATAGCTGTCATTCAGACGGGCCACGGCACCGTAAGCCGTGACGAACTCTTTAACGCTGTTCAGGTACTTGTCATTCAGTACAAGGTCATCCAACTCCTGCTTAATTGAACCGAGTAGCCGGATGTTACGGACGCTATTCTGAATAGTATCTCCTTGCGTGTCCAGTTCTTTGAGCAGGGCCAATAAGCGCGTGTAGGTCTGCCGTTGTACTTCCGGCAAACCTTCCACGAACTTGTCAACGCTTCCCTCTAAGAGGTTAAGAAGCTGCTGAATCGTCTGCTGCGCCTTGTCCGCCATTGTCGCTCGTATCCGTTACCATTGAAAGCAACCGCCCACTGGGAGCCATTTCTGCCAGTTCCTTTTTTGCCATGCCCATCAGAATTTCCCGACGTTTCACTATGGGGTAACTCATAAAATTCTGGTCAGCGGCCACCGCCTCGTCAATTAGGTAAACAATGTTAGCGTGTAGGAAGTAAGCCTCCTTACTGATAACACCATTCTGCATACGAACCAGCAAATCATCCTCCGATACTCCGGCAAATGGATCCAATTCATAGGTCGCCTTTACCTTGTCCCTCACCGCCGGGTCGCTGTTGAACTTCTTCGCAGCATACTCGATTTCAGCAGCGTTGATGATTACCGGGCTGACCTTAGCCGTTCGCAGCCTGTTAATCTCCTCGGTTAGCATCTGCTCCGGGAGGATGTCGTACTTGACCGGAACTCCGATAGCAGGAAGCATTTGAGAACGGCGAACTGGATCGGTAACTACGGTGGAGTAGCGATAGTCACAGATGATACGGAGGTGTTCGTCGATCTGCCGTACCGCATCCTCGGCCACCGTGTACACGAAGTTGTTAAACTCCGAGCGATCCCACTGTTTAGCTATGCCTGATTGCGACATAGGTACGTTCATCTTCCACTCGAAGTTGATAGCGGAATAGGCGTTATAGATGTGCGATAGGATGCGCTCGTTTTGCAGCTTGGCAATCTCGATGTCCTTTTGGATGAAGCCAGCCGGAGGTGTAGGTACCTGGTTCTCCCCCGGACCAGGCTGACGAATTACCATTACCTCACCGGGGTTCATCGGGTAGTGTCCCTTGCCATTACACTCCGAACACTTCACAGCACCTTCCTGTGATGGAGTTAGGCCAGTACCCTTGCACGTTTTACATTCCGCAGCTTGCAGCGTCCACAGCGTTGAATGGATGTGCTGGACAATTTCAAGCTGCATATCCGAGTATTCCCGTACCGCCTCGTTCAAGTATGGTACCATACCGTGAAGGCGCGATATGGCCACCATGTTTGCCGGGTCGGTAACCTCACCCCGAAGCAGCACCACGGGCATATAGCCTAAGCCGTGCGGAAACTCAACTGCTGCAAAGGTATCGTAGCCAGTCTGTTGATACCGTGTAATGGTTTCCACATCCACCGAATAGTACACAGCCGCATCGTAACGTTGATTATTGCCAGCGGTGTAGTACGCCTCCTCCTCCGAGCGAACGACAAGTAATTCGCCGGGACGGTGCTCCTTTATTAACTCCGAACGGAACAGGTTAGGGTACGGCTGGAAATACTCGTTATCGGCCTTTGCCATGTTGACCGGCCAAATGATAGACACAGCGTTACCGTCTTTAAGTGACTGCGGAAAGCAAACAGACCAGTACCAGTTATCAAAGGAGCCGAACATCGGGAACTTCTTTTCGGTGTACTCCCGTAGCAACTCATCCTTAGCTACATTGTTAGGTCGGGCTTGCTCGTTCCACTTCCACACGTAGTCATCGGACTTGCGAATTTTCTGCAAGCTCATGATGACGCCAGTGAACATCTGACGGGTAACGGCTTGCCAAATGTCTTTCCTGTATTTATGCGCATCCTCTCCCTCGTTCGGGCGTCGTTTGCTTACCAGCTTTTCAGGTAGTGAGCCGTCAATGTGCGTGGAAATGTCCTTTGCAAGCTGCTGGGCCTTGTGGACAGACTTGGAACTGATAGCACCCTTATGGTACTTCTTAATGTCAACGGTTGCCATTACTTGTTTCGGCGTTCTTTCATTAGTTTGCTTTTAGGTTGGTATTGATAGGGGATTCTCTTTCCTCCCATCCCGAAGTAAAAATGAGATGCCAGCGTGTTGTAAATTTTTCGCTGCTGCGGTATTGCATCGTTACCTCCCACGCTAAGAAAGTAGTAATTGGATTGAACGTAGTCGGAGTTATGTGTCTTTGTGAAGTAACGGGGTTGCCAGTATGACGGTTCCCACCCGTTTACGTGCGGATTGGTTTGGGTGAGTTCCATCGCAACTTGCAGAAAGAACTCATCCGGCAGACCGGCACCGAACTTAACAGGTGTAAGTAGCTGCTGTTCGTACACCTCACGGGCTTTGCGGAACACGGAAGGCTTACCCTCAAAGTAAATCACTTCGCTGGACACGTCCCATACTCCGTTTACCCCGTAGGTGCTTTTAACGTCCGCAAGTTTCGCCCATTGGCAGATGCCGCCGGAATCGTCGGCGTAGCCACGGTTAGCAATCGTAAATGGTACTCCACTTAGGGAGCTTAGCAGATGCTCCACGGTTTTTTGCCTTGCCGTGGCCATCATGTCTACATCTAGGTACAACGTGCGGTCGTAAGGCGTGAGCGTGTCGAGCCATAGTTTCACATGGAACGGGTCGCCGTTGTAAACGTGCTGCGGCAGCAGTTCCATCCGGTCAAACATTACCCGCTTGTCATCGGACATGGGGCCAGTACTTGCCCCATCGTGAAATAACGTGATGCTAAGGCCGGGCGATTGGTACTTAATGGCCGTTGCAAGGTTAGCGGCCATGTGGGCGTAATACGGATGACCCGTTGCGATCATCACCACACCAGTAGTCTTAGGCTTTGCCGCATCAGCCTCCTCGATTAATGCCGTAAGCACCTCAGCGTGGTTCTGTCCTTCGTCCGGTGCGTTAACAACCGGAGAGTTTACCTTACTTTGTGTTGCTGCCTTGCCTTTGTTTTTGGAGCCTTTCGGTCGTCCCATAGTTAGTTGCTTTGTATTGTTGAAGCCTTTTTACGAAGTTCAATCCTTGCTTGTGCCAGCCGTTGCCGTCCGTCCTTATCCCATTCCGGTTTGTAATCGTCAGGCTTAACGAAATACGCCACCGTATCAATAGTGAATGAATCGCAAAGTACCTGCGTTGAAAAGCTGTCATGGAATGTTTCATCGGCATAGTCCAGCAGCCCATCGTAGAACTTCTCACGGCTTGCGTAGGTCAGGCTTTGCGTGCCGCTACTGAACTTATAGTCGTCTGAGTTAACCGGGTATGACGGATTGAACTTCAGGAACCTTGCCATTTGGTCGAGCCGGAACGAGCCGTCAAACATGAACCCGTATTTAACCACGTCACTACCTGAGTAACAATCGCCAATAATACGCTTTGCGCAATCGTGTTCAGTTGATACGGCAAGGCAGTTGCTTACAAGCGTTTCACTCGTATCGGCGCAATCGTAAATCTTCTTTAGGCTTGCTTCCGTTATTTCAAGATATTCGCCTCCTGTACCTAAATTATTTGTAAGATTCTCCATTTGAATAAAAAATAAAGGATTATCATAGTTTGTCAGGTTTCCGTACCAATCAAAATAAAATGTTTGGTTTTCTGATGGAGCAAATCCAGTTATTCCATTAATGTATGAATATGGATAAGAAATTCCATCAGCTAAACTGAGCGTTACTAAAAAACCAGAATTAGTAAATACATTATCTACGTGTCCAAAGGTAATCTGAAAGCGATAATAACAGTTGCCGGGAGTGAAGGCGATTTCCTGCGTAACAACTTCTAGTGAAGTTGGCAGAGGAGCATCAATGGTAAAATTTAGACTCCCGCCGCTTATTGTGGTGTTTTGCGTTCCGCCTGTAATGTTTTCAATCGTCCAATTAGCCGTACTGGTAAACGATGGATTTAGAAGTATTTCAGTCGATGTTCCAGGATCGCACGGGTCGCCTATGGAAATCTTATAACAGCCTTCCTCAACATCCGACCAATTCCATTGAACGGTCACGAAATCCTTGTTGTAATTATAGAAAAATGAAGGCTGATCGGCCGCTACGCTTTCATCATCGGCATTTAATAACGTTGCGCTAAAAGTGTTTTGAAGCAAGAACAATGAAACGTAAGATAACGTTCCGTCAAAGTCGCTATTTGCCCGAAACCTTAAAACGCCCGTAACACCAGCAACATCGTATAATGTAAAAGTACCGTTACTATCAATAGCACCTAAATTTGTGCCTCCTATGCTCACAGAAACCTGCCCTGCCGTCCTCCCACTAATAGTAAACCGAACGCTGCAATACTTTCCGTTAATAGCCGTTATGGTTTGCTCCAAATCATCAGACGTTCCCGGAGTATGTCGGTAGCTTCCGTCCGCAAGACTTGCGCCCATCGAGTTAGGAACGTGAACCCATCCAGCGTCAGCCGTCCAATCGTCAACTGTTGCAAAGTTGCCCTCACTAATGATATTACCATCACAAGGTGTTTGCCGGAACTGGACATAACCAACACCGTCCGTCTGATATAACGTACAATACTCCTTATTATCGCCGATGTTGCACGGGTCAACGTTCGGCGGCTGTAAGTTAATGGGCTGGTTAGGAATCGGTACTATTGCCATTATCTGTCCTTGCTTGCTATGATGAATTTAGCCTGATTGGTCAGGTGGTTGTACTTCATGGAATCAATCCATCCCGAACGCTGCCTGCCTTCATCTCTTTTAAACGTAATCTTTCCGGCAACAGCCGAACGAATTGAGTTGAAATCATCCTCAACTACCGGATAATCGAACTCGTAATTATAAATCGGAATAGCCGTAGGGTCGTAGGTTTGATACACACCGCCACCTGTTCCAACGGACGTACAAGCAAAGAAGCGACCGGAAAAGAATTGAATATAACTTGTCTGTGATGGTGCGTTTCTCTGCAAATTATAGTACCTGTAAACGTACACCCTTTGACCGCTGCTTAGGTTAAGGTAAGCAGTCCCGGCTATAGTGTTAATTCCGGCAGACGCAAGCACCGACGCAATCTCCACATAATATTGAAATACGCCTAAGTTATCGGTTACAAATGCTACCAGTTTTAGATTAAAATGAACCACGTTTGCTGCTGGATTCCAAAGGAACTGACAGCCTGATGACAAAGCATATCGCCCTGATGCCGGGCATTGAAAGTAACTATTGGCCAATGATACCGGGTTTCCTTGTACCGTTGCCCCTCCATACACTGCATCAGGGTCTGATGTGGCACTTGTAAGAACTCCGAGTGTAATTTCAGGTTCTAAATAGTTTGCCGCATCATAGTCATTGTCAAACTGTATGTTGCTGCCAACTATTGAATTTATGTCAATAGAACCAATTAGTGCGCTTTGAGCCTCGTTTGCGCTGCCCCTTGCAACAAAGTAACCAGTTTCGGTTCCTAAGTAAACAGCAAGCGAATTTGGGACTGCCTCGATGAATCTGGTTGAAATCTCAGCGTTAGTAAGCGACTGGTTATAGTACCGAACGCTCGACCCGTCAAGGTTATTGGTAGCAATAGCCTTTAACGCCCCTGCATCATCTTCACATTGAATGATGAACTTCTTACTATCGAAATCCCGGTCAACCTCAAGGCCATTGATTAGTAGTGCCTCGATGACGTTGCTGCTGCTTATCCATGTGGTTTTAAGGTCGAGTGTATTATCCGCTACGTTAGATTCACCAACAACCGGAAGTTCCTCATCCTTAAATCCAATAAACTCGATTTCCTCCGGGAAACTCAGGTACGAACTTGAATCTGTTTCCCCCTGCCCAAATGACACCTTACCATAAAGCAGGTCACTATTGGTACGACATTTAAGGCCGTCAATAGTGCTGCAAGTCAGCAAGTTGACGTTGTTTCTCCAGTACTGCTCCTTTTCAAGTTTAAAGACAAGCCCACCGCCGGTATCCACGATTGACCACCATAGGTTAAACCGTTTGGCTACGTTGTTCAGTGCATCCTGAAAGGTAATGGTATCAAGCGACTTCTGCCACTGCTCAAGGCTTACACCTGGATAGGAGATTGGCGGTGAGTACACAATGGACGGATCCCCGTTTTCAATTACCCGGCCAGTAGTGAGTGTATAGTACCCGAACTCCCCGCCGTCCTGTAAGGCTTCTGATTCAAAGGATATTTCCCCATCACTCATCCACTCGACCATGAACCGCAAAACGTCATGCACCTTAAATGCCGTGAACGCCTTTTCTCCTCCGCTCGGACGGGTAATGGTATAATATGTTCCGCTTGCCGGTTCAAATAATTTAAGGTCGTATTCGGTACACGGCGTAATGGCTACGTTGTTCTTACTGAACTCCCCGTAAAGCGGTATGCCTACGCTCTTATTGTTATTGATACGGGCGTAGTACCCGTTATCCACAATCTTCGTGGTAGCCTTCAATTCCTTTTCATCCCACTCAATGTCCGAAATGAATATCTTTCCTTCGTGCCAGTTGTTCCACGTGGAACCGCCGTCAGTTGTCTTTTGGATGAGCAGGTCGGCTGTATAGTCAAAGCCTTCGGTCTGCTTGTAACCATAAAGCAGATCATAACCACTACCAACAAAGGTCAGCGTAGCGTCCTGAGTAACCACGATACCACGTAGCGTACGGTCACGTTTAATAGACGTGACGAATCGGTCAAAGCCGATTGCCTCATCTACCAAAGTGCTATTTATGTAGTACCGATACATTAACGGTTCCGGTTAAAGACGTTATCTGTTGAAAGTACCGATGCCAATTCACCAAAATTTGTTACACGTACCCGACCATCCTTAATACGCCAAGCGATTTCCGAACCCAGTTTATTGGCAAGCGTGTCGTAGTCAATAGTAAATGGCTTACTTCCTTTCCCTTCCTTCAAACGGTAAGTAACCATAGCATTCAGTTCCTTAGGGCTGATCTTACCATGATACAACGCATCCAATGTAGGGCGGTAGGCTATGCTTTTATCAGTCGGAATAATCGCCTCCCCTTCGTTAGCAAGAATCGGTACGGTATCGGTTCCCGTAGGATTGCCGCCACGTTGCAGCGAAAGCGTGCCTTTTTGGTACTTAGGAAGCGGTCGGGCGATAACGGCGGCTGATTGTGCTGCTCCCAATGCTACCCAGAAAGGAACGAGCGAACCGAATGGACCGGGTTGCTGTGCTATGTTACGTGCCGTAGCTACACCGATTTCAAATATAGCCTGCGCCCTTGCAGCTAAGTCCGCCTTGCGCTTCAACTCAATCTCTCTCTTGCGGGCTTCTTCTGCCGCCTTCTTTCTTTCTTCCTCCAGCTTGCGTTCCGTGTCACGAAATTCCTTTATACCGATTATGCCCTTGTCGTACTTAGATTTGTTTAACTCCTCCTCCTGTTGTATTAACTCCTGTTGCTGTTCAAGTGCGCGTTGGTTTGCTTCGGCCTGTAACTGGAATTGACCGTCGAGGAATGTGCTAAGGGCTGCGAGGCTGTTTTGGTAAATCTGATCCCGTGCATCTGATTTAAGGCCGTCAATTCTTTTTTGTTCGTCAAGGTTTTCCCGGAGACGCTGCTCCTCGGACTGGTAATAATCCTGCGCCCTTTGCTGCGCGTCCTCAATATCCTGATCCGTAAATCCAATTTGGCCCGAACGCTGAACAGGGTCGATGGTTACAATCGGAGTTATCGGGTTGTTTCGGTTTGTTTCCTGTAACTTTAAGAGGAACTGCGTATAGTCCTTACCAAACTTTTCAGCCAATTGAATCTTGTCGCGGTATTCAGCGCGGGTGATGTCAATTTCGACCTGCTTATAGAACTCCGAATCTGTAATCCGCGAACCTTCATCTACTCTTACTTTGTTGTAAAAAGACTCAATGCTTGCCAGCTTCTTATTGTAGATTTCCTCACTAACTTTCTTTTCCTCCTCTACCCGCTGCTTTTCCGCGTCCGCTACGTACTTGCCGAACTCGGATAGCAAAACCTCACGATCCTGCTTTAGCTTCTTTTCGTCCTCTAAGATTTGCTTATTCGCTTGCTTACGCGCATCGACTGACCGCTCAATCTCAATCGACCGCTTTACGCTTTCCTCGGTTCCAAGCCGTAGCAGCTCATTTGCAAACTGCAAGTCTTCCTGATTCTGAACAATGTTCTGCCTACGCAGCCGCTCTTTTAGCTGTATCTCCTCCTCAATCTTTGCCAGCCGGAGGTTGAACAACTCAACCTCTCCGGCCCCTTCGTTCTGCCTGATTTGTATCTGAGCATCGAGTGCCGATAGAATAGCGGCGTTTTGCCGCTCGATTGCAGCGGTAATTCCGTCATAGCCAGCCTTACTAAGTTCCAGTTGGCGGTTAAATTCCTCCTGACTTTTCTTCGCCTCATCCTCATTATCCGAAAGTACAAGGTAGGCCGTGGCCAATGCGGAAATAGCAGCTACGGCAAGGAAGATAGGGTTAGTAAGCAGTGCCGCGTTAAACGCCCGTGTGGCAACCGTGGCCCCTTCCGTTGCTACGGTGTTCACACCCTTCGCTACTGCGTCCGCTTCCGTGGCCGTAGTATTCGCCACCTGCGCCGCCGTAGTCAATCCCAGTACCGCCCGAAGGTTGCTGAACGCGTCTTTAAGTCCTAAGACTTGGTTAATCCCCTGCGACAAAGCAAGTGCGCCCTGAACTTTCAGCAACGCCTTTTGTACATCTTCGCTTTCAGTTCCGAACAATGCCAAGGCACCCTGAGCAGCCGTGAACGCACCGGCGATACCTCCGGCAAGTTGAGCGATCGCCGTGAACTTAGCTTCCGGGTTAAGGGCGTTAATCCTTGCGTTTACGTCCGATAGTTCCTCTTTCAGTTTGGCCGCTGATTGAGCCGCTGCGATGGCACGCGGATCCAAGTCACCGTATTTTTGCGCCAACAAAACAGCCTGAGCCGTCGCCTCCCTCACCTGCTGCCTGAGTGACGAAACGCTATTAGCCGTCTTTAAAACCGGAGCGGACTGGTCTAATGCCTTAGCCAGTCCATTGTCAACTTTAACGCTATTAACAGCAGTACGCAGCTTTTCAAACGAGGCCGTAGTGGCAGCCGCCCGTTGCTGTAACTGCTGCTGGTATTCGCTTGTCTGCTTACGGAAAGTGTCGGCGGTCGCCTTGTCAATCTGCCCTAACTTTTCGAGCAGCGTAACCGCCGGGAGTAAACCCTGAGTGTTCGCCTCAAAGTTTATTACTACATTTTCAGCCATTAGGCTTGTCGCTCTTTGCTATCTGTTCTAACAGCAGATAGTATTCATAGTAATTCAGTTTGTTGGCATCGACACCGAACTCAGTTCGGATTCGAGTGCCCGTGAAAAATCTGTTTTCCGCTGAGCGGATGATAGCTTGTCGAGTACCAAGTTTATATGGCTCGCGTTCACCCATTCCACCGCCTTCAAATAGGTGGCTAAACCTTCCTCGGATAGATTGGGCAAGCTGACCAAATCGCTCATTCGGCATCTGAAAAAAAAAGCCGGGAGCGTTTCGTCTTTCTTCCAACGCTCGATCTTCGTCTTTGCATAGAACGGGTCATACTTATACGGACTTTCAGTCTCGTCAAAGAAAGCCACGGCGGCAAGTTCCCAAATAAGTCCAGTCGAAGGTAGTGCAAAGTCTAACCGCTCTTTCAGGGCTTGTACCAGCTTACCGATTTCGAGAATCTTAATGCTGGTTTGATTTACCTCGTTCTCCAATGCCGCCGCCCAGCCGCGTAGGAACTCATTTGAGCAGCGCATTGACCAGCGGTTGTAAACGTCCTCGGCATCCAACGCTCGACCGGCAAAGGAATTGAACAGGTCGTGCAACTGATAGTATTGTACGCCGCCTGACTGAAATGCCGGGACGATTACGTGACCCTCCTCGACCTGGTGAGGCCACGGCTTAGGCTGGTTCTTTTCTGACTGCTCCATACTGCTGTAATAGTTCTACAAGTCCCTTAATGCGCATTGGTGTTCGTGCCTGGTGGCCCTTGACGAAAAAGGTGAAGCGGTCGCTATCCTTGCTTGTCTTAATCTCAAATTCGTACACCTTCGTTCCATCCGATTTGCTTTTAACCACGTTGCCGTAGGCGTAGTGCCATTTGGTGCCGGAACATACCCGGCACTCGCCTAAGAGCGTCCAACCGTTCTCCTCCAAGATGCTGCGGTATTGTGCTGCGATTGGGGTCATATACTTTCGTGAATATACTCCGTAACCGTACTTACTGCCGGGATCCACAGCAGCCAAACTGCTACGGCATCCCATGAGAAGCCGGGGTTATACACCAGCCAATAGTACCATGTGCCATGAAAGGAGGCCATGCAGGCTGGACAGCTTACCAATGGCTTCGACCAAAAGTAGCCGAGCGTCCGCTGCATCCACACCCGAACGCCCGTAAGTATCATCCGGCTTTCCTTTAACGGAACCCCCGTTTCCTCATCTTCGCTATAACTCATGGCCCTCCACAGGCCACGAATTACAAGGGCGTTGAATAGAAGGTGAGCCGCAAGGTTTAGAATCATGCCGCGTTAACCTCCTCGAACTTAATTAACCAGCAGTCGTAATCCGATGCGTCAATGGTAAAGGTCTCCTGCGTATCCTCCGTTTCGGACGTGCTAATGGTGAAGATGTAGTGGCCGGAATTGGCCGTAAACATACCAGCGGGGAAACCGGTCGCATCCACCTTAAAGTAACCGTTAACTTCGACCGTGACCTCCTGAACGTACTTTATCGCAAACCGATCTTCCACCCAAACGTAATACGTTCCCTCCGCAAGGTCAGTTTCCAATTCGAGAGTATCCGGGCAGTCCGGCAGGGTGAGCGGATAACAGGTCGTGCAGAAGTTCAGGGCCATTAACTTACCGTCTATTTTACGGCTAATATAGTTACTTTTTACTCCCTTGCTTGCACTTAACAACCACTTTTTATTAACTTCGACCCCGTGTACGTGTTGCATTGGTTCGCCCGGTGGCCGCTTTGGGTCGCCGGGCGTTTTTTATTCCATGTGTCCCCAATTCACCAGACACACACTTTCCGGTAACGGACGCATCACTCCACCTTCATCATGCCGGTACACTAACAGGTCGTTATATTTCCCGTTAGGCTTCATACCGAACAGGTCGGCTATTAGGCTAAGAGCGGATTGATCGTGTCGGCAGAACAGGAAACGAGGGTCTTCGCTATCGGTCGGGTCATGCACCCGGTTACCGTTAAATAGCCCCTGCTTTGCCGCATAGCAAAACTGCTTCAGGACCGCGTCCCCCTTGTCCGTTCCAATGTCCAAGCCGAAACAACAGGTCGTTATCTCAGGTACCTGTTCGGCATGATCCCGGCTAATGCCGAAAGCGTTTAACAGGCGGTTGCTGGCCGTCTGAGCAAGGTTGTACCCATTGTCAACAAAGTAGTAGCCGTCCCGGATAATAGCATCCCACACCGGCCACGGGCGTTTAGTGGCATAGATGCTGCTATCCAGCCACAGTAGGTACCGATACCCGTAACTTGCCGCCCGTTCCAATGCCACCGCCTTGAAGGCGTACATATTCTCACTATGCGGAACCGCCCCCACGGGTAGGCGGTCGATGTAGATGAACTGATTAGCGTCCTCACCAACTTCGGCCAGCGTTGACCGCAGCCGTTCGCTACCCTTGGGGTACCATCCGCCAACACCTACATTGACTATACAGCGTTCACTTGATGCCATATTTTACCTTCATATCCCCCGGAGTGTACTTGTAGAAGTACATCAGGTCGTTAATGTAGTTTTCAGTTTTCAGCAGCGGGAAAATTCGCTTGCTCCAATCGTGATCCTCACCAAAACGCATATCCGCAAACGACACGCTCTTAGCAATCTCAGTGCGTATGGGTGTCTTATGGAACGGCGTTCGCACATGGCGGAACATTCCACAAATCAAATCCTTTCCGTTAGCCTCCTTCCATTCCTTGTGCCGCAAACTGAAATCCGAACGCGAGGGGCGACCCATGCCGGTAACGTACTCTTGATACCCGATGCAGTCCACTGGCCGCCGTGCCGCCTTTAGGACATTGAACACATAGTTCCCCGCTACATCATCATCATCATCTATCTGAACGCTGTATTCCCCCGATGCCGCAGCGTACAATTGGTTCCGCTTTTCCCCAATGCTAATTTCCTTGTTATCCTTCATCACGATAACCTCCACCTTGCTTTCAGCTTTCAGGTCACCGATCTGCGAGTAGATGCGATTGGTCAGCAGTTCAAGCGGTCGCTCCCGGCCTATAACCGTGGGGATTAGGATGGACAGAATCATTTCAACCCAAAATTCATTTGTTTCCGCTTCTCATACGTCCGCCGGTCAAGGTCGTATAACCTTTCGGTATAGCGCATAAGCGCATCCGGCTGACCGTAGCCGTTGGTGTAGTGCTGGTGTTCGATGATCGTTTCGTTGATGAACACACACTTGTCGAGCGTCCAGCTAACCTGCTGAAACTCGTTATCGCACCAAAGGGAGCGGTAAGCTGGATGATAGATGTAGCCGAACCGATCGAAATACTTGCGGCCTAAGATGCACTGCGTGTTTAGCGGGGTGTGACCATCTGAGAAGTGTACCACCCCGTCCGTGTCCGGGAAGTAGATGCCAAAGGCGGCGGTGACGTATGCGTCCCATCCTGCTTTGACAGGCACCATGTCATCGGAAGCCAGCACCAGCACATCCCAATCCCCGGCTTGCTCCATGTCCCGGTTACAGGCGTGTATCTTACCTTGACTAACCCCCACAGCAACCGTCACATCACCCATCGCCTTAGCTTTACTAATAACCTCTTGTGTATTGGTTAACTCATCTTCTACGTCTAAGGTAATAAGATACCGCACCTTTCCGGTCGTACTCATCGAGGTGTACTTTCCAAGCACCTCTAAGAACTTGTCCGGGCGGGAGCGGGTGGGGAATTTAACGAGGAGGTTCATGGTTAAATAGCCTTTATCAAATGCTTGTAAAAAGTATTGATGCGATACCGTTCCGCATCGAGCAAGTGCGACCGATGTTTGTCTCTCTTCTTATCAATGTCGCCGTTATCATCCACCTCCACGTACTTAAAGTCTTCGATAGCAAAGGTACACGATTTGTCCACCACATAGTCGAAGTTCTGCAAGATACTATTGAACAGCACCCGGCTATCGGACACAGCCGGGTTGACCGCAGGAACCTTTAACTGCCCTTCGCTAAGGTTGAGCTTCTGACGGATGACCGTGTAGTAATTTATATTCCCTTGCGCCAACGCTGACCGCTGCCGACCTGCCGCATCACCCGTAACCAGGTACAAGGCCGTGGGATAGTCCGCCCGGATGCGGTCGCATAGTTCGTATACGTTGCTATTTTCCAAACGGTACTCTTTCAGCAGCCGGATTTGACCTTTCACATACTGCCCTACCACAGCGGTAATAGGATCGACGTTAAAGTCGAAGCTGATTTGTAGTTCGGATAGGGGGTCGAATTGCAGGCCGGTGACGATGTGCCGTTCCGGGTTAAAGTTGTATAGGAACGGTTTTCCTGTCAGGTCAACGTCCTCGGCTAAGAACTCACAGCGGAAGTAAAGAGGATCCATCGTCCGCCGTGCATCCTCAATTTCCTCCGGATCTATATGTGGGTTATCGTATGTAGTGAACAGCCAGCTAATCCAGTTGCTAAACTGTTCGGGGTAGCTGCTCAGTTCTTTAAAGAACGTCTTCCCGAACTTGGGCGTTGAAAGAAACCATGCATCCCCCTTGAAGTCTGCCAGCGTTGCGCGGATTGTGCCTAACCATGCCTCTTTGAACTTCGGGGCTTTCTCGCACTCATCCATGATCGCCCTGTGGTACTTCCTACCCCGTCCGCTGTCCGGGTCATCCATTGACCAAACGTCAATCAGTCCGCCAGTTATGGTCGTGAGCTGCTTGACCTGTTCGTCTTTTGATTGGATAATAGCCCCCACGGTGGCCTTGATCTGCTTCCACCATTCGTAACTGTCTTTGTATGTCGGGGCGTAGTAAGCGCAACGGTGGCCGTTTAGAAGGGCTTCCACGGCCAGCTCGATACTCATCTCGGTCTTTCCGAAACGGCGACCGCACTTTATGTGATTGAACCGCTTACGGCCCTCAATGATCCGGCGTTGGTTCGGATGTAGGGCTTTGAGCGGAATTGGTAGTACCGTTGTAGTCACGCACTATTCTGATTTCAACAGGCCCGGTGTCCTGCTTGACTTCGGAGCGTTGGAGTTTAGGTTCAAAGTATTCCATTGTCCGCAGAAACATTTCCGCGAACTTTTCATCATCAAGCTGGTCTAATACGTTGTTAAACCGCTCGGCGTGTTTGGTTCGGATGGATTCGCCTAACGCCTGCCATTCCAAAGTCCGGCGGTTCTTAATTCCTTTCGGTTTGCCTGCTGGATTGTTTGTCTGTCCTTTTTTAGGCACCTTGAAATTCTTTGTAATTTTCAACCATCACTACCATCTGTGATAATGCTTTGTCATTTCCGCATCCCACCGTTCACGGGTCATGAACGAATCCGAATGTTGAACAACGGCGTAGAGTTCGTGGTGCGGGTTATCCTTACGGTACACGGGTGTCGTTTCAATGTGTAGCAGCTTCGACCCGGTTAGCTTGCAGTACGTTTCCCAAAAGGCGGGGGCGAAATAGTAGTTCCCGTGACGGTAGTATGATTTGTCGGGGTTGGCGTGGATGGAAATGCCTAGCACCCGTTGCGCCCATGCCCAAATGTTTTTCAGGCAGCTGTAAATGTCATCCGTGTGTTCCATCGTACCAAAGTCGGTAACAATGGTAGCATAAAGGCCATGCGGCTCACAAGGGTACTCATTAAGGTCATATGGCAAGGCCCTATTCTGCCCATGCTT